TTTATGACTGCGATGAAGGAAGGTGGAATTAACGCATCAGAAGGTGCTAACGCACTTAAGTCTGGTCTTGCTTCTATGATTAATCCTTCTAAGAAGGCTAGTGAATTCCTTGCCGATCTTGGAATAAATATTACTGGTCTTGTTGAAGCAAATAAGGGAGATCTAAAAGGAACTGTTGTAGGATTTGCAAGAGCACTTGATACACTAGATCCTCTTAACCGTGCAAGAGCAATTGAACAACTATTTGGTAAGTTCCAGTTTGCTCGTCTTTCTACATTATTTCAAAACGTAACAAAAGATTCTTCACAGGCTGCAAGAGCCCTTGGACTTGCTGGGGCATCAGTTGAAGAATTAGCAATCTTGTCTGAGCGAGAACTTGGCAAGGTTGAAGACATGACTGGTAACAAATTTAAGAAGTCTATGGAAAACCTTAAACTTCAACTTGTTCCCGTAGGTAAGGCATTCTTGCAAGCAGTAACTCCAATTGTTAACTTTGTTGGAAAGATCCTAGAAAAGTTTAATGGTTTAAGTGACGGAACAAAAAAAGTAATAGCAATTATGATTGGTGTGATTGGCGGATTAGCCCCAATTGCTTTGATGACATTTGGTATTCTTGCTAACGGAGTTGCTAACTTAATTAAATTTTTTGCTATGCTTCGTGGAGGAATTGCCAAACTTAATGGTTCAAGCAATGTTCTTGGTAGCGGATTTGATTATTTAACTAATCAGCAGATTGAAAACCTTGCACAATCTAATGCCCTACACACATCTCACAGTCAATTAATTTCTACATTCAATGTTGAGCAGGCATCCGTTAATGCACTTGCTGCAGCATATGGAAATGCAGCAACTCAGGCAAGAGCACTTGCACAATCATCACCAGGACTATTTAACTCAGTACCAGGACCAGCAGGAGCAGTAGCAGGTCTACCTCCAAAGAAGTTTGCACAGGGTGGAGTAGTCCCAGGTAGCGGAAACAAAGATACAGTCCCAGCATTGCTTACTCCTGGGGAAGTTGTTATCACTAAGCAGACTGCAAAGGATAATCCAGAATTAGTAGCAGCACTTCAAAATGGATCCGTAAAAAGATATAATCAAGGAACTGGAAGAGTTGTTACTGGTGATCAACAAACCTTTATTAGTCAGATGGCTAGTCGCTCTAATGATTCAGCAGGTGTAGCAGATGAAATTGGTAAACAATTTGAGTTTATTAATAAAACTTCTGCAGAAAAACTTATTGCCTACGCACAAGCAACTGGCAGAACAGTAACTGATAGTAGTGAAGCAAGTTTAGAGCAGTTAAGAGCATCTTTGGTTAGTAGCGTAAAAAGTGTTATTGAATCAGCAGCAGATGCTGCAGAAAGTAGAGGTAGGCAATTAACTGCTTCTGGAGCATCTACGGCAACTAAAAAAGTAGGAACTGCAGGGGCAGATGCAAGCCTACATAAATTTTACAATCCTAGAGCAAGCCAACAACAAGTTCAGCAGTTTTCCCATGCTGAAACATCTACTTCAATTCCAATTGATCAGTTATCTAGAACTATAAACATAACACATGAAAAAACGCAATCAGAACTTTTAAATCTTCAAAGAGCAATTGAAGCAAGTAATCAAGCAAATGGAACCAATGTTGCAATGCCTACCGCCAGCCCAGTAAGTGGATTTGGATACATGCTTCAGGGGCAGATAAATAAAGCAATGGCCGATGGATCCCCAGAGATTAAAAAATATAAAGATATTCCAGGAAATACTGTTCCAACAATTGATGCTTTCTTGGAAGACTTTTCAGCAACTGGAGTTTCAAAATGGTCAAAAGCAGTTGAAATCGGTGGTGGAAACTTTGAACAACTGTCTGGAGCATTACAAGTATATGATGATAGACTTTTACAAGAAGTTACACGATGGAAGCAAGCCAACCCAGGGCAAATATTTGACGACGTAGTATTTCAAGGAATTGAGCAAACTGTTCGTTCTCAGGTTGCTGGACTAGATACTGAACTTGGTCAAGTTTTTAAAGTAGCAAGAGAAACGGTTACTGGAGTAAGGCTCCACATGGACGCAGAACAGAAGGCAATTGCCAACGCAGATGCAGTTGCTAGAGGTGAAACAAACGTTAAAGGTGAAGCCTATACAGCAGATAAACCAAAATACAATGAGCGAGGAACATATCAAACAGGTGGCACAGAAGTAAGAAGGCCTGGTGGCCAAGGTAATTTTATAGAAGTAGATGAAGCAGCCGTTACAGATGCTAGATCACAAGGAGCCACCGTTGGTCAAGCAGCAATTGATGGAGTTAGAAGCGAGGCTGGAACAGCAGCAGACTCACCATCTAGAAAAGCCATTGAAGCAGGAAAAGAAGTTGCAGAAGGTTTAACTCTTGGAATGAAAGAAGGGCAGGCAGGAGTATCTGCACAATCTTCAACACTTGGTAACACTGCAGTTCCAACAGAAGTAATAAATGAAAAGATGGATGTTGGAAACAAGGCATTCTATGATGACCTTAATAATCCAGAAGACTATGAAGAGAGACAAATTCTTAAATCAGAAGATAGACAAAGAAGAAAACTTGGTGCTAGAGCAAGAGTAGGATCAACATCAGAAGCAAAAGAAAAATCAAGCCTAACCCCATCAGTTAAAAAAGCAAAGAAAGTTATTGCTGAGGGTACCACTGATACAGCAAAGTCAACAGTATTAGTTGCAGAAAAAACAGATGAACTTGCAAATGTAACTAGCGATGCCCTTGATGCTCAAACACAAAATACAGAAAACCTTTTAACTGGTGCACAAATAACAAATGCAACAACTGGAAATCTTGGAGAAGTTCTTCAAGCAACAGGGGCAACTGGAATAGCACAAGAAAATATTGCAAACTCTTCAGAAAGCATTGCAAAAGTAAATGAAGAAATTGAAAAACAAAAGAAGATAGAGAGAGATAGGCTTACAAAAAATAATGCAGACGAAGCAGCAAGACTTGCAGCAGAAAATGGAATTATCCCTGCAGGAGCACAAACAAATAATAATTATGTAAACCCAGCAACAGCAATGGGATCTGTAGAAGCCTATGATGAAGCATCAACCTACACAAGGGACAAGAAGGGGCAGATACTTTTTGATCCAGAAACTGGACAACCTACAACTCTTACGAAGAGTCAACTAGGCAAAAAGAAACGTGGAATGCGTAAAGAAAAGGTTGGAAAGGTTTCTGGAAAGGCTGCAGGAGCATTAGGTACAGCAGCAATGGTTGCTGGTATGGCAGGAGCACCACCACAAGTAACAGCAGCACTTGGTGGCGCAGCAACTGTTGCACAGTTCGCCCCAATGATTGCGGGATTGACAGGACCGCAGGGTATTGTAGTAGCCCTAGCAGCCGTAGCAGCAGGAGCATACCTATTTAATAAGCACCTTAATGCTATGGCTGGCAAAGCAGCACAGTTTGCAAAAGATCTTTCAGCAACAAGAAGTGGATTAAAGGCAATAGGAGAAATGACTGGTAGGGTTGGCGCATCTGAAAAAATGGATAAGCGTAGAGAAAAAAGCCAGTATGGAAAGTATGATGAAGCAGTTAAGATTGACGATATATTTGGAAAACAATTTTTAGGATCAGAACCTGGCAAAAAAGAAAAAGAACTTTTTCAAAAAAATGTTAAAGAGTTTGGCCAAGATAAAGCAGTATCAGATCTAGCATTAAAACTTGCAACAGGAGTTGCAGATGGAGTTTTAGACAGTAACGCAGCAAACAGCATCGCAGCAGCCTTGGCTATAGAACTTAAAGATGCAAAACTTGAAATGCAGGTTATTGGTCAACTAACCTCACTGATTGGACCTGATGGTGAAGATCTAGAAAAGGAACCTATGAAAGCCAGAGTTGCAATAATGGCAAAGGCAGGACAAAGAACCAATAACCTTGAAGATAATGTTGCATCAAAGTCAGGATTTGGACAAGGAGCAAGAAAAGAAGTAGCAGCACTTGCAGCATTAAATATGAACAACTTAGAGTTGGCAACAATGATGGCAGACCAGGTACAGGTTGAGTATGAAACTGCAAAACAAAAATTAGAAGCAGAGTTAGCATCAACAGCAAATGCACAAAAGAAATTAGAGATTGAAACACAACTTTCTGCACTTAATGCTCAGAATGTAAAAGACACTCAATTTATGAATGATCAAGTTCTTTCACAAATAAATAGAAGTGCAGCAAGTTTTGATAAAGTTTATAGTGGTTCTGTTTGGGGTAAGCAAGCAATGCGTGAGGATGCATACTTTGATGCATCTAAAGCACAGGTTGAGTCAACATACAAGGGTACAGATCAAGAAGAGGCTTCTAAAACATTTTTAAAGAAAACTAAAAACCTTGTAAATGATACTACTTATGGAGAGTACAATTCCGAACTGGGTAAGAATGTAACTACTGGTCTTGCTGGAGAAAAAGGAGCACAACAATTCCAGGCAAAAATGGAAATGCTTGTTGGAAGCAAGGTTTTGAGTCCATCAGAAGCAACAAGTTATATGGATCTGTTCAGTGGCAAGTTAAACGAAATGGATTTCTTGCTAAACGCAGCAATTAAAACAAAGGGTACATCCAAAACAAAAGAATTGTTTGGTATGTTTTCAGGATTTGGTACTTCAGAGGGTAAAAAACAAGCAACTTCAATTATTACAGAAATGGTAATGAAAAAGAAAGATCCAGCGCAGTTTGACTCAATGATGGAAACCCTAAAAAGTATTCAGGCTCTAGATGGAAATACAATTGACTTTGAGATTATGGTTACAACCATAGGCCTTGCAGGACTTGAAACAATCAAGAAAGAGCAAGCAGCACTTGAAAAAATAAAAGAAGATGCTAAGAAGGCTGGCAAAACATCTTTAGCCTCAGAAGATGGCAAGACCGTTGATGCCTCTGCCGATGTCTCTCCAAATATGAAGGCTGCAACCGATGCATTAGAAAAGAACGAAGATAGAATGGAACAGTTTAAGAAAGGAACTCTTGAGCAACAAACAGAGTACTTGCAAAAACTTGCAGCACAGCAGATATATGAGGCTACAGTAAACGATAAAACCCGTACTGCAGATATAGAATTTCTTGCTGCTCAGCAGGCTATGAATCAAGCATATATAGACGGAATTGCAATTGGCTCCGATGCTTATGTAGCAATTTTAGCAAAAAATGTTGCAGCATTAAAACTTCTTTCAGATAGTGATTTTGCAGTTGAAAAACTTGAAATGTCAGGATTAGGAGGAGTAACTTCTGTTGGAGCAGATGTGCCTGCAGCAACTCCTAAAGTAGGTGGATCAAACCCTCTAGACTTCCTTGATGATCTTGCTATGCGTATTAAGAATGTTCGTGATGGTGCATTTGATGCAACAAAACCATTACAGTCTATGCTTGCTGCATTTAGTAATCCAAAAGTAAAGAAAGACATGTCTACTGCATTTAAGATGTTTGATGGCCTTCAACAAAGAATGATAGGAATGAAGGTTCCAAAAGAATTTAGAGATATGATTATGGGGATGTCTGCAAAAGACTTTAATGAGTTAGCAAAACTCACGGGGGATAAAGCAATCTTTAAGTTTAAAAAAGATAAAAAAGGAAAAGCCCTACCAAAAACAAAAGCAAATATTGAAGGACTTACTCCTACTGGTGTAAAAATGATGAAGACATACAATGAGGCGATAGTTGGAGAAGCCAATGTTGTTAATAGAGAAACAGTAGAGCAAATTACAAACCAAGAAACAGCATTTAAAATGCTAATTGCAAGTGGAGCAAGTGCAACAGAAGCACTAGAGCATGTTCAAGATGCAGCCACTGCAGCAGCAATTGCATCAGGTGCTCTTGGTAAAGTTGGAAGTCCAGAAAGAAAACAGTACATTGAAGATTTAAAAAAGGCTGCATCTGAGACTGAAAGATTTGCACTTAGCCAAAAAATGATTATGGCAAATGAAGAGTTTAAACTACTTGAGCAAATGCCAAAACTTTCAACAGCAATGCAACTTGCAGGATTTTCTGCAGACCAGATGACAGAGGTATTAAATGACCCAGCACTTGCAAGACATTTAATTGAAGACCTTAAAGATGGAAAGGTTGATTCTGAAGAGATAGCAAATTATTTAAACTCTATTGAGGCTAAAAAGATTATTGATATTCAAATTAAATTTAATGCTGGACAATTCTCTGAGTCTGCTAAACCAGGACTCGAACTTGTAGATGAAATGTTTGCTGTTCAAGAAAGCCTGCTAAGAACTGGTGCAGACCCAAGAACAACTGCAATGGTTGACACAATGAATGCTAATAACAAATCAATTAAAGAAGCAGAAGCATCTGCAGCAATATTTAGAAGACAAATTGAACTAATTAATCGTGAAATTGAAAAAGATCAAAGAGCAATTGAAAAAAATTATTCAAGACCAATTGAGAGTTTATCAGAAGAAGTAAATGATTTAAATAGAGACCTAGAAATGAATCCCATCTTTGGTGATCGTGCTATGGAAAAACTAAATACAGAAAATACCACTCTATCAAATGACTTAGCCTTAATTTCTAATGCAGCAGAAAAGATTAATGAAAAATATGACAAGCAAGCAGAAGCGCTTCAAAAGGTTTCAAATATTAATGATGGAATATTAAGTCAACAAAAGGGGCAACTCGATCTTGCGGATGCATTATCAAAGGGAGATATCTCATCTGCTGCACAAGCAATGCAAGCAAACCGTGCAGATGCAGCAGGAAGACTTCAGACAGATGCTTCAGATGCTTTAGAGCAAGCAAGAAAAAATGAGATTGATGGGCTTCGTGGGCCACAAAGCGGGTTAAGTGAAAAGGATATACAAAGCCGTCAGTTTGAAATATCTCAACAACTTTATAGAATGGAGACAGACCCTGGAAGAGTTGCAATCCAAGAACAAATAAGAGTTAAGCAAGATGAAATTTATAGACTAGAAGAACTTCGTGAAGGAGCACTTCTTAAGATTAGAGATAAAGAAGATAAAATATTAGAGATTCAAACAAAGCAACTAGAGCCTCTAGAAGATAAAATTGAAGATTTAACATATGCCAACACTTTAATTCAAGAACAAATAGATAAACTTGTTGATGAGATAACAGTATTAGATCAAACAAGATATAGTTGGGATAGAATAAAGGCAAGAATAGATGCTAATACTTTAGCAGGTAAAGACCTGGATAAACAACTTGGAGTACTCCTTGCATCAACAGATGCAATTGATAAGAAGTGGCAATCCGTTCTTGATAAGTTAAAAGCATACAATAAAACTCCACAGGGAGTTCTTGATGCAAAAAACAAGACTCAACAACAAGCAGCAGCAGATCAGGCACTAACTGTTGCAGAAAAAGAATTGGCTGATGCAGAAAGGGCATTTAAAGATGCAACAAACAAAGGTGAGGCTGGTAAGTTTTCAGAACTGTCTAAGAAAGTTGATGCAGCAAAAGCAAAAGTTGCAACAGCAAAAGCAGCAAAGGTAACAGCAGATAGTACAGCCCCAGCAAGTCAAGGCCTAGGAACATGGGATGGAAATGGTGCAGGTGGAAATGGTGCAGGTGGAAATGGTGCAGGTGGAAATGGTGCAGGTGGAAATGGTGCAGGTGGAAATGAAACCAAAAACCTAAAACAAGGGGATGCAGCAAATAAAGCATCATTGATATCAACTGAGCAAAGCATCAATGCACAAACCGCAGCAGCAGATGCTGCATTTGATCAAACATATATAGATAAAATCATAGCACTTGGACTGCCAGATCCTAGAAAAACTGAATATGGAAATTACGGCGACAAAGGATTGAATATCGCTCAACGCGCAAAACTAAGAGAAGCAGGACTAGACGATGATTTTAGAAGAATTAGCGAAAAAAGTCAGAGAGGACAACTAAATGCAGAGAGGGCTCAAACCCACCCATTACTAGACTACAACAATCGTCCCGATGCAACAGCACTAGCAGATGACAACTTTTTTTATTTTTATAGTTGGACAGGAACTTCTTGGGCTTTATATCGTGCTTTAAAAACCAAAGAGAATATAGGAGATTATGGTTCTAGGTCTTTTGGAGGTCCGACTGATGTCGTCTCCGACACTGATAGACGAGGATCAAACTCTTTAACTCTTCAACCTCAGCCAATCAAGAATAGTCGTGGAGAGGTTATTGGTTATGAAATTCCAGATTATCCAGTCCCAGCAGAAACTGATCCTGTCAAAGTAGCAGCCGTAAAGGCAGCAGCAGTTGCTAAAGCAGCAGCAGAACTCAAAGACAAGGAGGAAGCAGAAGCACTTGCTGCAGGAGATCTCAAATTCAATGAACAAGCACAACTATTCAATACTTCAAACCCTAACTTTGGTACTGGTTATGGTAATTATCCCCGTAAACAGGTTCCAACTTTTTCTTCAGGTGGATTTGTTTCAAGTTTGTTTAATTCTGGAGGATATGCAAAGGGAACCGACACAGTTCCTGCAATGCTTACCCCAGGAGAATTTGTTATGAGCAAGTATGCAGTCCAATCTCAAGGTATAGATAAAATGAAAGCAATAAATAATGGAGATTCAGTAGGGGACTCAGTGTATAATTATAGTATCAATGTTAATGTATTGTCAGAATCAAACCCTAATGAAATTGCAAGAGTTGTAATGGCACAAATAAAAAGCATAGATGGTCAAAAAATGAGGGGGACTAGGATATAATGGCAACTAATAACTACATGTCTGGTAGAAAGAAATACTCCAGACCACAGGCAATGTTATTTTCTGACAACCCTGGAACAAAAGTTGATGGGTTTTATATACCAGATGGCAACGAGATAGGGTCATATACAGCCTCTGAAGGGTCCAATGGGGAGTTTTTAATACTTTCAGATGATAACAGGTCAGGTATTGACTTTAAGCCTACTAGAATTGAAAAACGGGAAAGAATGATCAATGGCCGTATGAGGTCATACCATATTGCGGATAAACTACAAATTACAGCATCTTGGAATATGTTGCCATCAAGAGCATATGATACTAAAGCAGATTTTGATACCAACGGAAATGCGGATATGATTAAAACTGCTTCTAGACAAAATCCATTAGAGTTTACAACTGATGGCGGAGCAGGCGGAGTCGAACTGCTTGATTGGTATGATAACCATAAAGGGTCTTTTTGGGTATATCTTTCATATGACAAGTACACAAACTTTGAAGATACAGATGCAGGGGAAACAGACAATAGGTTTAATAATATAAATAAATATAATGAAATTATAGAAGTATTTTTTTCAGACTTTAGTTACTCAGTTGTTAAAAGAAGTGGTTTGAACTTTGATTTTTGGAATGTGTCTCTAACACTGGAAGAGGCATAATGTTTCAAGATAAAGATTTATTAAACTATATAGAAACAAACTCTTCTGTTCAAACAAGATCATCAGTGATCGCTGAATGGAATATGAATATTGCAACAAACATATCTTTAATAGGAAACTACAGATATAGACCAATGCAAGAAGACTCTGTATACAGAACAATTCCAAACACTTTTGACCCACTAGATTCTGGAACTACTGCTGGAGCAATTAAATACTATACTGGTGCTACAGATGCAGATATCACTATTGATGGTGGAATAGATCCAGAAGATAATGAAACTCCAAATACATTAAAACCCATTAAAGAAAAAATGAAGATGCTCTATTCACTAGAAGACTGCTTTAGTTATCAAAGACCAAGATCTGGAATCAACAAGGCAACATTTTTAAATGGAAGATATATTCACAACCCAAACATTAATATGGCAAAAAGACCAAGGTACTATATGTCAGACAAGAATGATCCCTTTAAGTACTGGACTTCTTTTAGAACAGAAGTCGGTACGGAATATGGAATTGCCAACAAAACTATTAATGGAAGACACAGAATAGAAGACACTGCTCCATTTGTAGTATACAAACAAATGGTCCCAGCAAACAGGATAGTGGTAAAAACACAAACCAATATTGGGGAATTAGATTACGGAACATTTTCAAACTCTTCTGAAACATTTTTAGACCCGTACTATAACGAAGTAAATCAAACAACTCCAAAAAAATGGAAGATTCAAGTATTAAAAAACAATACCTGGGTTGATGCTATATCATTTTCTGATGAAGAGAGAAGAAAAGATGGCAAGCCAATCTTTGGATCTGATGGGTACGTAGAAGTTTCTTATGGATTAGTTGTACCAAAAGCATATTCAAATAATTTTAAATTTATTGCAGAACTATCATCTGAGACATTAAGACCAACAGAAGGCCAAGAGGGAGATGCATATTTAATTATTTCAAATAGTACATCTCTAGGTGTTTATCATATATGGCACTTGGGAAGTTGGAAAACTTTTATACCATCTTATGGTTGGTCACTTGAAGATTCTGCCGTTGGAACTCTTACAAATTTTGTTACAGATCTAACTAATCCACCCGCATTTACATTGAACAATCAAACAAAGTATAAAGAGTTCGAGTATATTTCTGGAATAAGAGTCATTATTGATACAATGAATAAATTTGATTCTACCTTTGATCTTATTGAACTATCGCCAAGATTAGTTTCCGATTTAAGTGATAGGGTATTAAGTTTTTCTGTTAACAAAAGCGCCTCTGATCTTGGAGCAAGCGGTCTTCCAGTAGGACAACTTCTTGCGTCAACAGGATCACTTTCTTTATTTGATTTTGATGATGCTTTTCATCCATCAAATAGTTTAAGCATTATTAGTAAGTATGTTTCTAAAAATATTCAAATTAAACTTTATGAAGTTATTACAGATAATTCTGGAACTGAGTATTACCTACCAATCAAGACTATGTACTCCGATGGATTTCCAAAACTAGACAACCAATCAAAAACCGTTTCTTTAAATCTCAGAGATCTATATTTTTATTTTGAATCACAGATTGCTCCAGAAATGTTGCTAACCAACACCTCTGTAAGTTCTGCAGTATCACTGCTTCTTGACTCCATAGGGTTTTCTAACTATGTTTTTAAAAGAGTTGAAGAAGAATCAGAAATTGTTATTCCGTACTTTTTTATTCCACCAGGAAAAAGTGTTGCCAAAGTCTTAGAAGATATCGCTGTATCAACACAGACTGCCATGTTCTTTGACGAGTACAATAACTTTGTTATGATGAGCAAGGATTATATAATGCCATCAAAAGACCAAAGACAAACAGATCTAACCCTTTATGGCTCAACAGACTTTTATGATTCTGGGGTAGTTAAAAATGAAAGAAATAATGTCAAGTTGTCAAATATTTTAGAAATTACTTCTCAAGAAAACGAAGTTTACAATGGTGGAAAAATTGTCTATAGCACAAGGCATATACAAAGATCTATTGGTTCAATAAAGCAGGCAAGCCTTGTAGACAGCGAAAAGGTATGGATATATAAGCCAGTTCTTCTTTGGGAGGTTGGTGGAACCGAATACACCAAGTCTATTAACGGGGAAGTTGGAAATCAATCAACCTATATGCTAAGTGCAATACCACTTAACTCAAGCCTATCTTTAGACTTACCATCAGTAAAGAATAATACAATAGTAAACAATGTGATAGATCTGGGTGAGGCAGTTTACTGGATTACAAGATATAACGGATACTTTTATTCTAACGGAGAAATTATAAAGTATGATGCAGTTCAATATAACATATCTGGCACTGGCGATGTTTGGATTAACAGCGTTCAGGAATATGAAAAATATTTTTCATCACTACCGTTTAATGGAAAAATGTATCCTACAGGTTTAGTAAGAATATACGCTGAGCCAAACTACGAGGAAGTGTCTGGAATATCAAAACTTAAAAATGGAGAAGTAGCAAAACACGGAAGAGGACAGTTTGGAACAAAGGTTGCCTCACATTCTGCGGGGATAGATTCATACTGGTCTAACAATACCAACGTACGTGGTTGTACTATGGAGTCAAAATATTTATTTAAGTTAGATCAAGGCATGCCAACAACAACAGTTGGTCCAGCAGGAATAAACAATACACTTGCAGAAAAAACATCAAGAAATGGAATTATTAAAAACACATTGTCTTCTAAATATATTTCAGAGTCTAACATAAATGCAATGTTGTCTACACAGGTTGGTACTGTTCAGTCATCTGCATTAGTTATGAATGGTCCAGGGTTTACAACTACAGAGTCTCCAACAGATTTTATATCTTATGTATATAAGCCGTTAGACAACAAGTTTAAACATTTTGGAACCAGACTTAGGCTTATTGGAAAAATTGAGAATAACGCCAACAGAGGACAAACCCCTGTCGGAGCATCTACATACTTTACAGTTCCAGGAACAACTCCAGACAAAGATATTAGTATCATTGGGGGGAGCGGAGGAATGGCAGTAATGATTAACCCAGCAACAAACAATGGATACTACTTTGAAATTATTGCTTTAGGTGCCAACAACTTAGTAGATCCTGAAAAAACAAATGTAAATAATGTAATGTTTTATAAGATAAAGGCTTCTGGTTCATCTGCTATTCCAATTAAATTGTACGAAGGTCTGGCAAATATTATAGTTGACGATGGAAAGTTTACTGGTCAATCTCGTATGGCAACAGAACAAAATCCAACTGTTTATGATTTGTCTGTTGAGTACCAGGATTTAGGAACACGAAGAAGGTTCTTTTTATATTTAAATAATAATCTTATTGCAACTGTAGACGATGAAGATCCATTGCCAGCATACAATAATATGGCGCTATTTGTTCGTGGTTCATCAAGAGTTATGTTTGAAAATATCTATGCTCTTGCAAATAACTATTCACAAAATACTGCTTTTAAACTCAATACCCCAATCTCTTCAGCATTTGGAGATTCTGAAGTTAGTGCAAACTCTTCATTTGAAAAGTATGCTATGAGTGGCGCCATACAAAACTCCTACCTTTCAGGAATAAGTTCTGCTGAGCCACCTGCTTTTGACATGTACTTTGAAGAGTTTGGAACTATTATGAGAGAGGCAGCATCATTTAATATTAAATATGACAAAGCCTATCCAGCATTGTATGCAAAACTATCTCCAACATTTAACAGAATAAAAGGATACACCGTTTCTGGATTTAGAGCAGGATCCTATGGGGCAGAGTTTTTAGTATTTAATTCAACGGACACACAACTAAGTCTAGACGAAAGTAGCGGAAACTATTTAAGAATTCAGGGAATTGCTTTTACTCAGGAATCAAATAGAGACTTAACAGTTGATGAGTATTTTTCAAAAAATAGTAACTTGGCCGACCCGCAAACTGTTAATTCATCTTTAATTACAAATCCTTTTAAGTTTAAAAAAGATTATCAAGATATAAAACTAAGCAGAATGACTTATGGTAAAAAAGATTTTACACTAGAAGTTCCATATATTCAGTCACAGGATGCAGCAGAAAACTTAATGTCTTGGGTTATTGAAAAAATAATGAAACCAAGAAAGTCAGTTGGAGTTAAGATTTTTGCAAACCCGATGATTCAATTGGGAGATATTGTTACAGTAGACTACACTGATAAAGGAATAGATAAAGTTGCACCAAAAGACAGTAGGTTTGTTGTGTATAATATAGAGTACTCCAAAGATCAAAGTGGTCCATCAATGACAATATTTTTAAGCGAGGTAGTGTAATGGCAGAATACGTATCGGCAACAGCAAATATTGCAGGCGGAAATCCTTTGACAATATGGGGTTGGGCAAATCCAAATCTTGGCATAGGCCTAACTCCAGTAGCAGATCAACCAGCAGCAAATCAATCAGCAGCAAGCCAATCTGGAGAAACAAGTAGAACATCTCTAGATGACTCTGTTAAGGCTGCAACACCAGCGCTAGTTGCTTTAGGCAATCCAATTCTTGCAGACGAGATAATGGTAGATTTAATTTTTGAAAATATTGGGGGACAAGAATTAATTAATATTTCAAGAAACGATATTGTTAATGGTCAAGACGTTTTGTATAGCCCTATTAAAAATCTAAAAGACTTATACATACAGTACAACCCAAACAACATTATTAAAATTGAAAATACTTTAGACACATATTTTAAAAACTTTCCCATAAGGTTAGAGTTAAAATTACCAGCCTATGGAACAGGCCCAAATGAAGAGGTCGTATACATAGATCCAACTACTGGAGATCTTATTATAAATGTTTCATCACTTGAGCCTGATGAGCAGGTAGATGTAGAAATATTAACTGATGGAGATATACTTAATGGTACAATATATGAAGAGGAGTTATAAATGATAACTAATATAGGTAAAAATATTTTGGCTAAATATCTTATTGGGCAGGCTCCTGCCTATGCTTCACATATTGCTATTGGATGTGGAGCAAAACCACTTGCCTCCGATGGAACACTTGGAGACTACTCACTAAAAGAATCTTTAGATTTTGAAATGTTTCGTGTTCCAATAACCTCTCGTGGCTATGTTACTGAAGGTGGTCAATCAAAAATTGTTTTTACAGCAGAACTTCCAACAGCAGAACGATATGAAATAACTGAGGTGGGTGTTTGGTCTGCTGGTGCTAACCCAAGTGCAGGAGCGTATGATAGCAAAACCATCTACTCTTTTAGTGGAGCAGAAAATTGGGAGTATCATAATCAAAATAGTGCTGTTGCAATTCCGTCAATTTATACACGCTTAGACTCAGGTTCAACTCCACCAGACAACGTTATAAGCACAACAAATACAGTATTTCAAACAAACGCAGATAACCCAACCTTTACTGAACCAAGTAGACTTGATCGGTATGAAAGATGTAGATTCTTAAATAACATAATGGTTTTAAGAGGAAATACGAGCAATCTATCTCTTACAAGTGGAGTAGTTGGCATTGCAGCAGAATCAAACCATATACATTTAACTGGAGCAAGCCTTGACTTTGATAAGAATGCTCCTACTGATCAACTCAAACTTGCATTTTCTGTTATAAATAAAGATGGAGAGTCTGTAGTCCAGCCAGACGAAGTAAGAATTCTTGTTGAATTTTCCGATACAGATGAGGCAAATGCTACAGGAGCACAGTACGCAAGACTTGGGGTAGCAATAAAAGAAACAGACGCAGGTGTTGATTTTGCAACAAATAGATATTTTGTTTCTTCAGTTGCTCTTGAAGACTTAGTTAAAACAACTGGGTTTACTTGGAAGGTTGTTGATGTTGTAAAGTTTTATGCTACAGTAATAAAAGGCA